TAGGAGGTATCTAATCGAAAACGAAGATAGATTTCAAGGTGATTACGATACATTGCTTTGTAACTATCTAGATTTTATCTACAATGCAAATATAGAAGATATCAAAAAGAAAGAGATGATTGCTATTATTGCAGATCATCTCTATAAGAGTGCGTTTGTTGTAGATAAGGAAATCAACGCATTTGCATGCTTAGTAAATTTAGAGAATGCTTTACATTAAACATAATGTTTAGCATGGACCTACTTTTTTTTGTCTTCTTCAGTATGCTCCGAATCTTCCTCGCTTAATCTTTCCCGCATACGAATAAGAGCCTCTGCTTGAATATGATGATACACAGCAACTATTTTTTGCTGATCGTCTCTGCTATTTAGATCTGCTAAAGTCTGTTGTTTATTTATGTTGTAAATTTTTCGCGACACCAGTATATTTAGCGAGAGTAAGATCACTGAGATATTGATTAGTATAAGAAGTTACCGCCTGTGACGGAGTTACAGGGTCAGAAGGAATTACCGTGTTCTTTTTTGGCAATGTTCTTTGCGTTGGGGTTAACTTATGGGGCTCAGTTCCACCTCTATCAGATCTATTAGCCAGCATTTCTTCATCTTCTACAAGCTCTTCTGGTTTAAGAATAACATTATCTGGCCTTTTCATAGCATCAGGAATAGGAAGAAGATTAGGATAATATTGAACTGCATGCCCTAAATCTCCAGGAATGGAACAATAATGAGAGTACCTGCTCCCACCAGTATCTAGAGCAATATTAAGAACAACGTCCAAAGTAGAAGTTTGGCTGCTTGCGGGGTATCTAGCCGGCGCGGTGTCCTTAATTCCAACAACTATAATATGGAGACCAGAGTTAATCATTTGATCAATTAACTCCTGTGTATTAGCACCTAGCGATTTAAATCCGGCTGCACTTTTAAAATTGTCGTTAAACTTAAAAACGTCGCCTACGAGGAAACCACCTCGTTCGTATCTCCGCATATAAGATTCATGTAACTTAACAAACTTTTTACCTGCCATAATATTATTTATACAACTCTGCAGATAATCACACAGATATATAAACTTAATCTTTAAGTAATTCAGCTATTGTGTGAAATGCTGTAAACACTTCAACGTCTTCTTCTATAGCAGGTCCTAGATCCTCTTCGAGTTCAAAAGAGTGTGTTGTATGCGCGACCATTTGAATCTCCCACCTACCATCTTTAGCATATACCCGACCTTGTTTTGGGTTTGGAAGACCTAATCTTGCATAAACTTCGCTTTTTAGAGCTGATACTAGATCTCTAGTAGCTACTTCGACATTTACATCAGCCTTACCTTTAATTTGCATACTTAATTATATTATAGTTCCTTAAACTCGATTTACCATTGAGGTATTAAATATAATAAATGGCGCTTTTAAAGATATCCGATATTTCTGTTGACAAATCGAGTGATGCTGCTTTAAGCAAAGGGTATCTATATAAAGATTTGCTTTTACCTATTAGAAACCGGGTTTCTTATAACAATCAACTTAAAAGAAATGTTGAGCTAAGAGATATACAGGGCCTCTTTGATTTGGGAGCTGTAAAACAAAGTATAGTTAATTGTTTTCTTACGTCCCCGGGTCAAAAAATACTTAGTCCGGAGTTTGGCATTGATTTAAGGAGACATCTTTTCGAGCCTATTGATGTTTGGACTACTATGGCCATTGAGGATGAAATTAAAGATAAATTGCCTGGATTGGAGCCTAGAATACAATTACAAAAAGTCACAGTTGAGCCTGATATTGACCAACAGGAGTATAATATTACTCTCCAAATTAACGTGCCATCATTAAATGTATATGGGCTATCATTAAAGTCAGTATTAAATAGTAATGGATACTTTATTTCTTAATTATGCCTACAAATAATACATCGAATGATTTTTTAGATTTTAATCTTCCGCAGAATGCATATGCTGCGTTTGATGCTGTTAGCTTAAAAAGCTATATTGTTGAAAGATTAAATGAAAATGAAAAATTTACAGATCAAAATTTTGATGGAAGTAACTTAGCAGCGGTCATTGATATTATAGCCTATTCCTATCATGTACTTCTATTTTATCTCAATAATACAGCAGCAGAAGTAAACTTTGATCAAGCTACGTTATATGAAAATATGAACAGAATTGTTAAGCTTATTGGCTACAAGCCGGCAGGTAAGCAAACTTCTCTTGTTCCTATAAATGCTGTTGCTTCAGAAAATTTAGGTATTAGTAATTACACTATTCGTAAATATTCTTATTTTTTACTTGATGATATACAGTACAATTTCATAGAAGATATGTCATTTGATAAGACTATAGCTGGTATACAGAGTATAGAAACAATAAATGACAATGCAGTACTGTATCAAGGCTCTATATCAGAATACCCTGATTATATTGCCCAAGGCGAAGAGTTTGAAGTTTTACCAATTGTGGTCGAAAACATAGTGGACTCGGACGATACTAAATTTATAGCAGATAACACAATAAGTGTGTATGTTAAAGAAAAGAACTCAGGGCGGTGGTATATATATGACGAAGTAGATAGCCTTTATCTTGCAAAATCTCGAGATAGAGTATTTGAAAAACGATTAAATGAAAGTGGTAATTATGACGTAAAATTCGGTAATGGGATTTTTGGTCGCCGGCTTATTGAAGGGGATACTGTTGGTGTAAATTATATCTTATCAGATAATAATAAAGGCATTATAAGTAAAAATGCAATAAATGGTAATAAGCTATTTATATATAATTCTTCTAGACAAAATGCAGTATTTAATGACACATATTTAAATAAAGAGGAAACTACTTTTATTACCGTTACTAACAGTTCCGAATTGTCTTTTAATAACCCAGTGAATTCTTCAACACTTACAGATGAAGAAACAGTTGAACAAATAAGAGAAAATGCGCCAAAATCCTTTTCATCCCAACTAAGATTAGTAACTGAGGGAGATTATGAAAGCCTAATAAACAAAAATTTATCTAACCTTGTTACCAGTGCAAAAGTTGTTAATAATACGGAATATTTAAATGGATACATACAGTATTTTTACGACATTTGCGTTGATCCTAATAAAGTTAACCGAGTAATAATTAATCAAGTAAATTTTGCCGACGCATGTGACTTTAATAATATTAATATTTTTGTTGTGCCAAAATTTGTGATCGGTGAAGATAAATCTTATCCACCGTTTTTAAGTAACTCTTTTAAAAATCTTATTATACAGCTTACCGGGGACAAGAAAATGGTATCTAATGAAGTGGTACCAAGAGATCCAATATATATGGCCTATGGGATTGGAGTAAGTAATTTTTCCGAGACAAATTTAAGTTTATCTGTATTGGACGATACAAAATTATATGTTGTCCGGGAGGCTACCAATAAAATAAATAAATCAACGCTCAAAGGTCGCGTCAACAGCACACTAAAAGAATTTTTCTTACCTAAAAATAATCAGCTAGGACAAAATGTAAGCATAACAGCGTTGACAAATTCTATTTTATCCTTGGAAGGTGTAAAAAGAATTTATACTAAAAATACTAAGGAAGGGTTATCTTTTAATGGAATTTCCTTTTTATCTTTTAACCCGCTTTACCCTGAAAGTGATATAGAGATAATTAACCAAGATACTACATTACCGTTTTTTAAATTTCCCTATCTATATTCTCCATTCTCTATTTCAAACCGAATAACTGTTCTAGATGAGTAATATAGTCACAGACTACGCAACTTTTAGTGTTATAGATTATAAAAACGAAGAGCCATTAACGACTGCTGGTGTTATCTCTTCGTATAATCTTCTCTTTACGCCTCTTATTTTCCAAGCAAAAATATCAGAGACTACCTCCTCAAAGGGCCTACAACTTAACAACACAAAAGTTATTTTTGATTTTGGCGACGGTACAACAAGCAGCGGTCTGTCTAGTTCACATCTCTTTAAAGTACCTGGAAAATATAACGTTAAGATGATACTTAGAGATTGTGCAAACAATGCTGTGTTGGGTTCTTACAATAGCGACGTTGAAATCCATGACTATATAATTAATACGTTTGATGTTGAATTTGAAGACCCAACCGTTGGTGCAGCTGGTGGGGGGCATCTAGGCAAGGGGCACTTAAGTAATTTAAACTTATCTGCTGGAGGATTTTCTGCACCTCTTAGTGTTATTTCTCAAACTCCATATTATCAAGATTTTCAAGATATATATTACAGTGTTTCAGGAATTAATTACGATAATTATTTTAATTTAGAAAATAACAAATTTAATCATTTAAAGAATTATTATTCTTTGTACAAAAAGGTTTTCTTGCCATCTCTATCCGGAAATGAATACGTGGAGCTTAAAAAAATAGGGCTTTCTGCGGATAATATATATGTTAAGCTCTCTAGCTTCGGGTCCAATGCCGGGCAAGTTAAAATAACTGTTTGTGACGAGGCTGATACATCTGCAATTTTGGCAGGAAGCTCAGGAAGAGAAATAGTTTATTTTAAAACAGAAGAGCAAACTACACCCATTTATATTTCTCTATATAAAGATAATAAAAACATATACACAAGAGGTCAAACCAAATTAGAAAACAAAGACTACCTAAATGTATTAAACATAACCCTATCAACTTATGTAGGCTCAACATCGGGGCAAACGTTAAGTAATATAGGTATAACTTCCAATGGATTATGCGAAGAAGGTGACGAGCTAAACTCCTTTCCTGTAAGTCCAGTACAATTTAAAGGAGTAGGAATACCGTTTGTGTTAAGCCCTAAAAATACAGATAACTACACAGCAAAGGCGCTATCAGCTAGTTACCCTTATTTTAAAATTTTATCTGGAAGCAATACCCTTACACATCCTCTATGTATTGTAGCTACTCATAATTATACCATTTCTAGTATAAGCAGCCCGCTTACAACCTTTGGTACTAATTTTTGGTTTAGGGGACTTTTAACCTTTAATGATAACCTATCAACTGCTCCAACTACACTAACGTTAAGCGCTTCTAATGATTATGTTTTTGATTCCACTATAACTAATTTAACCGGGGCTACATATTTGTCTTGTTTTCCTAAAGATTACTATGCATTATATAAAACCAACGAAGATTTTGATTTTGAGCAGACAATTAAAGACCTAAGGTTTCAAGAAATATTATTAGACAAAAACATATTCTTTACCGATTTTATAGGAACTATATTTGGGGGTGTGAGCAGCAGACACAATCTATTAGGTAAAAAGCTTTATGAAAGTATCTGGAACTTCGTACAAAACAACTATGACATAGATTTTTGTGATGTAAATAGCCTTGTTAATTTATCATCTATGCTAGATGAAGAAGGGCTGGTGTTTGATAGAACAATTTTACAACAGCCGACTGAAATAAAAAGATTAATTAATATTTTAAGTACTAGTTACAATAAGTTTAGAGGAGCTAAAAACAAATTTTCGGAAAATTTTGATAGCAAAGGTCACGTAACAAAAAATACATATGGAAAAAATTTAAGTTCGTCGGTGCCGGGCTATTTGAGCGCCGGGGCTGGGAACATAAATACTATTTCTTACGTAGTAACTGCCGGTACACCTATCGTAGCATATGAAAAATTTAGTGGTACGTATGCAAAATTAAATACCTATCAACCATTGAGCTCGGCTACCTTACGTGATGGTACCACAACACAATATAGTCTTAGTGAACTAGGTACAGCTAATACAAGTGGATCGGCCTGGGGGTGGCCCCTAACACTACCCACCGCTTACGATATTAGTACAGTTGATAAATTTTATAATTTCTACGGTTATTTAAGTGGTATAGATGGTACAATAATGGATGGCATTATTGATTTTACTAATCCTCAAACCACATTAAGTTTTGATTCACCACTAAGTAGTCTAGAAGGTTCAGGAAAAATATTTGATATTTTAATTAGTAGCACGTTATTTAGTAGTCTATCTTTATTTGAGTAATAAATATACTTAATGGGTAATATTATAAAAGGATATCCTGAGGTAAAGCTGTCTATAACAAATCCTAATGTTAAGAGAGAAGACGCACTGGATAGAAATACGCCTCTTTCATTTATACATTTTATTAAAAATGTAGAAGAGTCCTACGCACCTGATACATTACAGACGTTTTATACAACTTATTTAAATAGATGGAATGATTTAGCTGTAACAAAGGACTTTGATAACACTCAATTAATTATTGATAGATATAAAGATTTTTTAAAGGATATTACACTAAATTATTCTACTAATGCTGAGAAAAAATTTATATCGCAAATAGACTTTAATGATAAAAATGACCTACAAGTTGTTGGCTCTTTTTACAGTAAAAAGATTAGAGATATAATTACCTATTATTCTAAGAAAAGAGACCGGTTATATTTTTCTACTATTAAAAACAAGCTTAAGGGTACCAATTTTAACTTAGAACAGTCGGCGTATGAATTAATTCTAAACTTTTTAGAAAATAGAGAAATTAGCGAAGACTATAATATTGCTGCAATTAAGAATAATTTATCGATATCGTTAACAGAATATTTTGATAACTTTGCTCAATACTTTAATCAGGAACCTGATGAACAATACTATGGAAAAAACTATCTTCAATACAGCCCCGACGGTCCCCCTACAGACAATATATTTTTAACTACTGACAATATTTTAATTAAGGAAGTATTTGCCGGGCTTAGTGATGAATTAAAAAAACTAAAAGAAGCAGATCAGTTATTTGATAACAAAAGAAAACAAACAGAAAAATTTATTGCGACAGACTATTATTATCTATCTTCCAATGACAAGGGCGAGCCACTTATAGATATATTATTTAACGCGAAGAACACAGGAGCAAATTTTTTAAATCAAGATTATCCTTCAACAGCATCAGTTTTTTCAGATGAGATAATAAGTGAACGAGATTTAGGATTTTTTAGACCATCAAATAGCGGTATAGCGTCCATAGAGAGTAAGAGATTAAAGTTTTTTACAAGAAAAAAATACGACGCTGATCAATTATACATTTTTCCAGATCCTAATATATATACAAACAATGATGATATTTTAACCTTTGTTATCGATACTTCTAGATCTATTAACAACCAAAGTAAAGGTATAGCAGTAAATCAGCCAAACACTGATAAGAATAGTACTTCTTTTATTGGTTATAATTCTGAAATATTGCAAGATAGGAATGTTAATACAGATTTATCTTTCTTATTTGATGAAGGATATATAGAAGAAAGTGGAAAAGATTTATTTGGAAATATATTCGGTTTAATAAAAGACAATTATTATTATAGAGATAGTTTTACTAATGAAACACCAGATATTGTCAAAAACCTAGTTATTAACGGGTACCAATTTTTTGATGATTTATATGGTGAGGGGTATGGGTTTAATTACAGTGCAACAGATTCTACAACATATGGAGAAACAATAAGATCGGGGCTTTCCACCTTTACTAACGGAATGACCGGACGGGGCCCAGTACCAATCCTGGCAGGCGCGCCTGGCACACCCGATTCTTGGACTAGCTTTCCAACTTCTGCATTTAATATCTTTTTTAGAAATTATAGCCCTTATCAACAAATACTCTCCGCTGCAAATTTTTCAGAAGTAGATTATGACACGGAAAGAATTATAAATGCTGATGTTAAAGAAGGTGCATTTTTTAAATTTTCTGATTCACAAACATTAACCGACCCTGTACGGTCTGGCCTAAGTTCTTTTACGGGTAGCTTTGAAGGAGGAACAGAATACTACTTTACACAACTATTAGATGGTGGAGTAGCTCTATATGACGATAAGCCTGGAAATCAATCAGGTGCAAATAAGGCTACAATTGTTCGCGCTCTAAAAGATACCTCCCACCCTACCATTACTGGAGACTTTACATTAAGTCCAAGGCTGTCAGGAGGACAAGGAAATGCAGGAAACGGTGTTGAAGATTTTGAGGGAATGTTCTTTACTAGTAACTTAACGTATGATTTTACCCCAGGGGTAGAATCAATAGATTATAATAACCAAGTAGACATTAATACGCAAACATTATCTATATCTTCCGAAAAAGACAACCTCTCTAAAAGAAAAGACCATGTAGGGAAAATGTATGTAAAAAACACTTCTATATCTCCTCTACTATCTAACGTTAAAGAGTTGACAAAGACTTTACCTTATCTTTCTACTAAATACAATACGTCTATTTGTGATGAGCTCTCTACAGTTGTTAGGAATTTTGATATTTTTTATGATACTCTTTTTGTAGAAACCAGCTCTTATTTAGTTATAGAAAAAACTTTATTTAAAGACGATAAATTTATTAACCCTAATACCACCTCTAACTCCCTGTCCCATAGCTCTAATTTTTACAATAAAATTAGTAATAGATTTAAAGTAGGTAATGATGTATTTTATTGTCGTATGGTATATGACAGAGGGGGGCAAGCCGGTCTATCAGCTCAGGTGTATGATCTTTCTTCCTTTAGAGTATATCCTGAAATTTATAAGTATAATTATATTAAGGAAAAGAATACAAGAATATTTCCTACTGCAGTAAATCCTGTTATTTCTTCTGCTTCATATTTTGACTGTCTTACTAGTAATATTCAGTATATAGAGTGTAGTAAGCCATTTTTAACTTATAGTAGCGAAAATGAACAATTTAATTTGGGCTTTTTATTAAAGGATCAAAATAAGGCTCCGACGTTGTTTAGTTATCTCTTCGAATATAAGAATAATATAGCATTCTTAAATACTGAATATTTTATTCCCTCTAATGACGCCTACACTAATATTTTCGTGAGTAACATAGGAACCGTAGAAAATAAGAATCTATCGTTCTCTTTAAGCTCAATTGCTGGAACCACCGTCCCCATTAGCGCAAATGATAACGCCTTAGTACTATGAACACTTATACATTATCTCTTTCTTCTACTGAACCGGGGATTGGCCGGACTCTACAGACTATAGAATTGTTTGATTTAACAAACTTTACGGTAGATTTGTCAGATATATATTCTACAGTTTTTCCCAACTATATAGGCATAGGATGGGGAGACGGTACACCGCTTGAGGAACCAGTAATTAAAATTTTTAGGAACTACAAAACTGAATCTATTTACCCGGAGGTTTTAAAAGGGGCCTCACCTGTATACTTAAACGAAGGGTATAGTCACCTTTACTTTCCATCAGATTTTGCTTTAAAAAAATCACTGACCTTAAGAGTTAATATAGGGTATATTACCGGAGAAACAACCAAATTTTCAGTACCGGTAAATATACGAACATCCAGTTACTCTGAAGATGTAGAGGATATAGAAATTATAGGAATAGATTTATTAAATGATGAAAACAATAGTTCAAGGTTTACGTTTTTAACAAAAAAAGACAACTACGTTGTTCAAATGGATAACAAATCTTATAAAGACACCAAGGCATAAATATTAATAATGGGATCGTTAGTAAAGTCAAGCTTGAGTGCGTTAAGCTCCGAACGCGCGGATATATGTCCGGTCGGTGTTACTTTAAAGCAATTTCAAAGAACCTTTAACGGTAACTTTACTATAAATTTTATTAATGCACTTTCAGGTTCACAGAGCTTTAAAAAATTAAACTTTAGTAATTTTTATTTATCTAATAATATTTTGTTAGATAACGTTATTAATTATACTCCAGCAGGAGGAGGTCGCTTAAACTCAACAGGGTCGTCACGAATACTGGGTGATAAATTTTTTACTACCTTAAATTTTGCTGAAGCCGGGGAGGAGTATCTGAGATTTAAACGAGCTAGCAAAATTCCATTTCGTGAAACTAACGATACCTATAATGCACAATTTTACGGTGCACCTAAAATTACGAGATACGCGGCTTCGGCAAATAATTTTGAAGTGACTATTCTCGATGGATTTACTCTCAGAATAGCTTATTTGCTTAATAATTTTCGCTTCTATCTAGTAGTATCAGATGATGATGAGGAAAATAATCAGAGAAAGGCCTTATTTGTAGGTGAAAACAAAATACCTCTTTCAGCATCCAATCTAGAATATAATTTCTCATCGCATGGAGATAATACTTATCTAAATCTATATACCACAAAACAAGATTCCGCAGAAAACAAAACAAAATATATACTAGAAAGCACGGGGACAGATTTGGTTGCTAACAAAATATCATTGACAGATTACATTAATGAATTTTTTGTGTCACAGCGAAATATTAAATTAAATCAGCAAACCAACTTAACAATTCCATCACCGTATAACACATCTTTTGTTACATATAACATAGATCAGGATGGAGTAAATAACACAAAAAGCGACTTTAAATTACCATCAAATTACCTTCTTTACAGCTCTAGTGACGAAATTAAACAAAATTTTAATCTATTTAATTTAAAGAATATTGCTAATAATCAAGATGAATTTACGTCTTGTAACAATCTGCTTTCCACATCCTCTTCACCTGTTTTTGTTCAAGATTTAAGAAAGTATACTTCTATTTTTTCCGACATAGATAGTGAAAAAAATGAGGTACTGGCTTTAAATTATGTATATAATAATTTTGATGTTACATGTAAACCAGGCACTACTTATTTTACTACACCTTCATCCTTAAAACCCTTTAAAAGAATAAACATAAATGATACTAAGCTTGTTGATTGCGGGTCTTTTGCGTTTACACAACCATATCTAGCGGATAGAGTCTATAGATTAGACGATGACACTGTAAAGAGTGAAGATGTTACATATCTCTGCACTTGGTTATCTGGAGGAATAGGTAAAAGAGGGCTATGGGTTGATAGGTATTATTACCCTGACCTGGTAACAAAGAGTACAGCTTTATCTGCTAAGGGAACATATAACGCTACATATGATAGCGTTGTTGAAAACTTAATATTAACTAATTCAAATTTAAAAACCTCTGTAACTAAGACGCAATATTTTGATAAAAAAAGTGACCTTATATTTGAAATAAATAAGCGCTATAAATACGAAAGAATAACAAAAGAAGCTATATCAGCAAAACTGCCTACCAATTTCTGTGGTGCAAAAAAACTACGTGAAGATATAAGTAACTATTTTATCGATATTAATAATAAAGGTGGGTTTGCTATAGGATTTAATATACAAAATAATACAAAAAACTTTTCGATTAAGTCAGCAAGAAATGATATAGACGGGGGTTTTGAAATTATAAAACAAGATAATTTAATTACATTTACCTTTAAAATATTTGATAATTCAAATTCGGTATTTAAATCTGATATATTAGGGCAGTCCCCTACTACAGATACTACTGATTTTACGCATGCGTTTAAAATTGATGAATTCGCTAAAAATAGCATATTTTTATCTTTTAACGCTATCCTAGGAACCTGTAACTTATATCTTAATTCGCAAAATATATTTTCTTTTAATCTTAATACATACCAAATGATTGGCAAGAGCATATTATTTGGTAACATTTACTTGTTTGAAACTAATAGACAGATTGAAATTTTACGAAATGATATAACTGACAGACTAGGTATAGAAAATTTATATTTAGCTCTAGAACCATTAGACAAAGAAGAAGAACTAGCAGTTATCTTTAATCAAGTATATGACGAAATCCAAGCTGTTACTATTTCGCTACCTTGTGGAATGAGAAACTTAACTGACACGATTACTACTGTTAATTCTATTAACACTAATTTAAAACATAAGAGTAATATGGTGGATATTAATGTTAAGAATTTAAATATAAAAGAGGAGAGTATCACTGATGAAATTAAAAATATTTTATTAGCTGATGTGATAACAAAAATACCTAAAACTACAACTATTAATAACATTAATTTCGTAAATTATAA